CTGCTAAGTCTTGGGCCGATAATCAAGATAGGAGCTATATCAGTAAGGCACTGAGACTGCCTGAAGGAATACAGCTATATTCCCTGTCTAAGAAAGAAGGAAAGATTCTGCAACTAAATTTCCTAAGATATATAGCTGGAAAAGGAAATCCTAATTCGGATGAAGGATTTGAGCACTGGGAAAGGACTTACTACGTTCACAAAGGGATAGGTCCAGATGAAGATACCTATGCCTGCCCTAATAAGAATGCCGGGAAGAGATGCCCTGTGTGTGAATATATTTCAAAACACAGAGATAATGAGGAATTATGGAATGTTCTGCGACCAAAACAACGGCACCTGTTTGCAATCCTTGACCTTAAAGATAAGGATAGGGGCGTACAAATCCTTGAGACTGCCTATTACAAGAGTTTCGGGGAATTGCTAAAGGAAGAGATTGATAGTATTCCAGAGGATAAACAATTTCCAGATGATTACACTACACAATGCAGAATAAAAGAGGACTCCTATCTAGGCAAGAAATATAACAAGATAAGCAAAATTGATCTTGTTCAAAGAGAGGAAGGAGAAGTGGAAATAAGCAAAGTGCCCTGTCTGGATGACATGATATATATTCTCCCATACGAAAAACTAGATTCTATTTTTAAGCAAAACCCTATGGAAGATGAAGGAGGTGAACCCAATAAAAGAGAACAAGAAAGCGAAAAGCCTAAACATGAAGTCGATATGAATGGCAGTGGGAAAGAACCAAAGACAGACGGCTTTAACCTAAAGGAGGGTATGAAAGTGAAATATGATGATGAAGTCCATACTATCAAAAAAATAAGAGAGAATGGGACTCTATTAGATTTAGAAGATGAAGATGGAGATATAACAAAGGGGGTCAATCGAACAGACATAGCTATATTAGACAAAGACCCCAATTTTAAGATAGGGACCAAAGGCCCAGATGATGATGAATGGGACGATGAAGACGATGAAACAGATGATGAAAATGAAGACGATGAAGATTGGGATGATAAGGATGACTAAGTGAATCGTCTCCTTAGATCAATGGCTAGGAAGTGTGTCCGACTCCTAGCCATTATTTTTTTCGTCCAAAAGGCAAAGAACCTTTACCTTATGGGACAGGACGATCTGTATCTTTAGTGTTTGAATATGTATGTCAGAACTAGATAAAATAAAGGAACAATTGAGGGCAGTAAAGAAAATGGAGATCCCCAACTGGGATAAGGGGATCAGTTCTGGCTGCACTCTGTTGAACTTGGCCTGCTCTGGCCGTCCAGATATAGGATATATTCCGGGACACTACTACTTCTTAGTAGGAGATAGTGCCTCTGGGAAAACATGGAATCTTCTGTCTACCCTATGTGAGGCATCTATAAGCCCCCTATATAAAAACCATCAACTGATATTTGACGATGTTGAACAGGGAGCTTTGATGGATTTAGGAAAGTTCTTTCCACCACTAGTAGATAGACTAAAATCACCTATAGCTGGATGTTCTCAAACGGTAGAGGGGTTTTACTACAATGTTGATGTGGCTATGGATTCTGGTCCTTGTGTATACGTATTAGATAGTATGGATGCCCTTACTACAGAGGACGAGCTTAGTAAATTCGCAGAACGTAAGAAGGCATATCAAAAGGGAAAGGAAACAAGTGGAACCTATGGAACCAGCAAAGCTAAATTAAACTCTGCATATCTCAGAGTGATTCATAACAGACTTAGAGAGACTGGCTCTATTCTTTTGGTAGTTAGTCAAACGAGGGATAACATAGGTTTTGGTTCTCAGTTTCAACCAAAAACTAGAGGGGGTGGACGCGCTCTTACCTTTTATGCTGCACTAGAATTATGGACTTCTGTTTATAGCAGCATCAAAAGAACTGTTATGGGGAAGCCTAGAGAATTAGGAATTATCTGTCAAGTAAGAGTGAAGAAGAACAGATTAACAGGAAGAGATAGAACTATAAGATTTCCCTTGTATCATAGTCATGGAATAGATGATACAGGAGCATGCGTAGATTGGTTAATAGAAGAAGGACATTGGGAAGAAAAAGAAGGGAGGATAAAGCCACCTGAATTTGATTTTGAGGGCAGGTCTGAGAAATTAATTAAACTAATAGAAGAACAAAATAAAGAAGAGGAGTTGAGAGAATTGGTAGCGGATATTTGGGGAAAAATAGAAAAAGCTGCTGAAGTTGGTAGAAAGAATAGATACCCCTCTAACAAGAAGGGGTGATGCGTCGTGAGAAATTATTGAAAAACTGTCTTTCGTAAGTTGATTTGGCAAGCTCAGAGAATATAACAGAATGAATACTTGGATCATAATCGATGTTCCTAATCTAGTCTGGAGGTCTTACTACGGACGCAAAATGAACCTCTCAGAAGCCATAATCAGCTTTGCGGCCTCGATCAATTACCTATCTGAAAGATTCTTGTCCAATAACTTTGTATTCTGCTTTGACTCTAAGTACAATCTGAGAAGAGAGGTATATCCATATTACAAAAGTAAAGAGGGTAGAAACAAAAAAGAAGAGGACAAAAGAATTGTTGGTTATACTCTTGATTACCTAAAGAATGAATTTCTATTAGAGGAGGGATATGTCAACATTTTTGAGAAGAAGGGATATGAAGCAGACGATATTATAGCTTCCATAGTCCTTAATCTACCTAAGAAAGATGAGTCTGTTATTGTATCCACAGACAAGGACTTGTGGCAGCTAATTGAGGAAAATGTATCTATATGGAATTATAAATCTTTAATGACACTAGAAAGATTTTCTGCCAAGTATGAGATTCACCCCACGAATTGGAAAAAAGTTAAGTCCATTTCTGGATGTGCTTCTGATAATATACAAGGAGTTCACGGAGTAGGAGAAAACACAGCAATCAAATTTCTACTCATGAAGCTAGCCAACGGAAAGATTTATAGAAGAATCTTAGATGAATGGGATTCCACAGTGAAGAGAAATCTAAAGCTAATTGAATTGCCATACCCAGGAACAGGTAGATTCAATTTGCAAGCTAAAAGGAGTGGCAATGAAAGTCTCTAAAGGAAGTGCCTTTGAGCGCCATGTTTGCAAAGAACTGTCTCTATGGTGGACTAAAGGAAAAGGGGATAGAGATAATATATTCTGGAGAACGAGTGCCAGTGGCGGTAGAGCTACGATACGAAGCAAAAGGGGGAAGACCACACCTGGACAGTATGGAGACATCTGTGCCGTAGATCTAATTGGCAAACCATTATTGGATGTATTTACCTTCGAGCTAAAAAGGGGATATAATAGATTTACTATTCAGGACATGCTAGACAAACCCAGGGGGGCAGTAAAACAGGAGTATGAGAAGTGGATAGAACAGGCAGAAAATAATTGTGATATTTCTAATTCTCTGAGTTGGCTAATAATCTTCCGAAGGGACAGAAGAGAGACGATGGTATTGGCACCAGAAAAAATAGAAGACATTGCTGAGATATGGGGATTAGCAGCCAATAGTGCCTATTTTCAAGTAAATTCGTGGCAGTACCTATGGTGTTTTCCACTAGAAACATTTTTTGAATTAGTGTCCCCAAGTGAAATAATAAAAGTTTCAGAGAATCTGTCTATTAGCCGGAAACCATGAGGAGACGGGCAATGATTACTCTTCATCTGAATTTAGAAACGGCTCAAGTAGCTGTAGTTGCTCTACGATATATGTGCAGGGCAAAAGGAATAGGCCCACAGTTTGAAATAGCCAGGAAGGCTGCAAATGACCTAGAAAGGGCTATAGAAGCATCTTCTTCAGCTGGAATAGGAGAGAAAGCGGTGGACATGAATGGGATAGAAACACCTAGCAGTCTTCTGGAAAAATAAAGCAGATGCTTTCCAATCTAAAGATCAGAAATTTCCAATGCCACAAGAAAATGGTGGTGGAATTTGATTCACAAGTCACCACAATCATAGGTAGAAGTGATATTGGAAAATCCTCAATCCTCAGAGCGTTACGCTGGGTCTGTACAAATAGACCTAGAGGAATTGGAATTATTAGACACGGAGAAAGTGTTTGTAAGGTTATTATCTGTGTCGATGGGTATTCCATTTATAGAAAAAGAGGAAAGAAAAATACTTATTCAATCTGCAATGAAAGAGAAACTATAAACAACAGAAAAAATAACAACAATTGTATTTTTTCCTCTGTTGGATCAGAAATACCA